ATAAAAAACTTATCGCTATTAGAAGAATAAGCTAGCTCGCCCTGTTGAAGAGCTGTCGGGACCGCTGTAGTACTACTACGTTTAATTTTTATGACTTGAGCCATTTATAACTCCAAATAAGCCTTAAAAGGCTCCTGCGTCTACAGTATCTGAGTCCGCCGAGATATCTCCTACCATTATAGGAACCCAATCGAACGTTTCAGACGCTATTTCTCTATAGACAAAAAACGAATTTGTATCTGTATTATACCATATATCTCCTTCCTCTATATTAGATCCAGAAGGTATGGTTGCTTGTTGAAAGTGAGATTCTGCAAGCTGCTCTATGGCCCCTTGCAAAGTTGTAGCAGTTATTTTTCCTGTGGGCGATACGACAATACTATCGGCCAAAAGAGGGGCGATTGCTAAATTAGCAGTTACAGATGTAGTGGGAGATTCAATAGCTACATCCGTAACAACAGGTTGTATAGTTATTGTTATTGCCATTATCTAGTTACTTCTTGTGTAACAGTTGCCTGTCCTTCTAGTAGTCTAGTAACATTTGCGTCCCCGGAAGTAAATAGCTCTAGGTCGTAATAATAAATACCTGCAGAAATACCTTCCGTAATTGAGTTATTCATTGACATAAGTATAATTCCGTTTGACGGATTTATTACGTCACATGTAAAAGATGCGGTAACTGTAGAATCTGTTTTCTTACTGCGCAGCTGTGCGCGAGCAGAGTAGCCAGTAAGATCCTTAGCTGCTCCCTCCTCGCTTACAGTCAATTGAACGGCAAAGTCGGCGCCTTGATCAATAACTAAGTTGTAATTACCTGCGGTCATTTATTTCTCCTATGCTGAAATTATAACAAGCAAGACATACTATGTCAAGATTTATTTTTTTTGAGGTTATGAAAGTTTTCCAAGAATGACTCGGGGGGTGCCTCCGTCGCTAATTACAATTGTTTGTGTACTGCCCCCGTTTAGTGTAACAGAGCCTCCCGCCCCGCTTCCTACTGTCAGAGTACCAGTAACATCGCTAGTTCCTTCTATAGTTACTTGTCCATTAAATCCAGCTCCAGTAGGATTAGAATAAAAATGTGGTGTTTCTATAACCTCGTTTACTAGATCAAATTTTGCTCCTGAGGACGAAAAATCACTGCTAAGGTTATCCGTATAGTTTGCCGACTGTATAGCCCCTGTAGTAATATTTGCACCGTCAATTGCTGTATAGTTAAAAGTCTGGTTTCCGTTATCCCAACTTAGTTCAGAGCCGCTAAATGTTACTAAACCCTCAAATCCAATTGTGGGAGCTGCTGCTGAGAAAGTAGGAGTGCCAGTACCTGTACCAGTAGCCGGACTGCCGCTAGTTGATTCCGTGACTGTAAATCTAGAGTACAGATAAACTTTGCCATTTTCAGGATTGAAAGTAGGAGCGTTCAGACTCCAGTTAGTCGACAAGACAGGAAAAGAAAAAGTATCAAAGTTAAATGAAGTAGCAGTAGGATTAAAACTGCTATAATTTCCATTCTCATCCTCATCAACTTTTAGACTATAGTAAACTAACCCTGTTGCAACTCTTCCAACTGAGTCTCCATCGGCTCCAGGTACAGTAGAGTCTGCTCCGTCTGCTCCGTCTGCTCCGTCTTCTCCGTTTTCTCCGCTAGATACAATAGGAACACTTTCTGTATCTACAAGCTGAGTATACCCCGAGTCTAAATACAGCTCTGCAGTAATATTACCAGAAGTTGCTGAAATTGTGCCCGAACTCACACTAGATGCCTGTCCTTGATTAGCTCCATTCAGCTTCCAATACCCTGCAGTAAATGAAGAAGCTCCGGTAGGCGTAACTTTTGTGGCGCTAAATGATACACTTGTAGGAGTATGCGTAGTAGTATTGGGGTCATAACTTACAACACCAGAGCTCGGATTAATTCTATACGATACTCCATTTTGCCCGTTTGCTACTTTTGTAACTGTAAAGTTTACAGAACGAGACTCTGCGGTTTCGTAGTTCCCTCCTGCTTTGGGCGTAGCTGTAATTGTTACATTTCCAGATCTAAATGCTCCTGTAAGAGCAGTAACTGTAAAGGTATTTACATTTTGAGATACAGTTATACCAGCAGTAGAACTTTGACTAAAGTTCCACTCTGAAGTAATATCTGTTCCGGCCTGAAAAACACTTGCAGTAGTAGAGATAGAAAGACCGGATAGTGCGGTGTCAAGAGTTTCTGCGCCTACAGTTTCTGCGTCATTATTGAGTTCAAGAGTAATTCCGTCTTCAACAAAGCGATCAACTACAATTGCAGTTGACCAGTCATTTGTATCAATAGTATCCGTTTCTATATTTGATACTGCTGCAGCACTTATTCTCCAGACATAAGGAAAGGCTCTAGAAGCTTGTGGGCGAGACTCGCTCCAGCCATTTATTCCAGTAGTACTTAAATTTGGAGGGCTGAATGTATATATAAGACCTTGAGTTGGATCAGCAGGAGCATTTGTACCATCCGTACTAAGTTGGTATAGTTCAATTGTTGCTTTATTAAATCCATCTATACCAGTAAATTGAACAGGAGTAGTCCATTCCCCAAATTCAATCGTATCAGTACTTTCTGTTTCATTGCCTGTTGCTGCAACTACCCAAATTTTATCTGTAGAAGACGCTCCCGCAGCAGCACCATTTGCACTATCATACCAATTAGTAACTGCGGCATTATCTGTACTCGGGTTCGTATATCCGGTTATTAGGCCTGTCGTTAGATCGACAGTAACATCTGGAAACCCTGCCCCAATCTCAGCGGGCTGGCTAGAAGAAGCAGCATAGAGGAAAACAAGAGCACTTGAAGTTGATGCGGCGGCTCCTTTTGCTAAACTGAAAGTTTGTACTGCTAAAGCTGTTAAATCTGGAAGCCCAGCTCCTTGAGGAACTGTAATTGTATATACAAGTGACTCTTGATCGTCTAATGCATTCTCTGTGCTGAAAGTATGGTCTGCTACATTAGCGATTATAGGATTGGTTCCTGAAGCAGTAATATTTCCTGGAGTAATGTCAGTTCCTCCAGAATTGCTTGTAACTGAAACTGTCCATTGTCCTACCTGAGGATTCGAATCAACATAATCTATACCGACACCTCCTACAAATACTTCGATAGTAGTACCTGAGCCCACATTGCTAGATACAATACCTTCTTCATTCGCAGTAAGAGAGTGTGTTGAATTTGGTACTGAAACTGCTAGTCCGCCTTTACCTATTTGAACGGCTAACAAGCTTGCGCTGTCCGAAGCTTCTATTTCTGTAGGATCAGTACTAGGAACTGCGGGGTCCCAAGAAGCTGGCTCTTCTGCAACTTCAACTTTGATTACACGAGTACCTCCAGAGCCATCGCCCCAAGAAGAAATATCCGCAGGTACAGTATAAGTTGCAGTAGAAGTATTATCTGCGGAAGACGTCCAAGATCCTACAGTACCGTCTATTGTAAATCTAAATAAAGGATTTACGAAAGCCGGAGAAGCAGTAGCTGTAATAGTTATATCGCCAGCGACCCCGCTTGAGTCATTAAAGGCAGGATTTTGTCCGTCGGCGTCGTATACAATACTATAATCTTCAAGTTCAAGAATTACAGTTTTTGCTCCTGTGCCTACTGCGCCGTCTTTTATTTTCGGGATTGTTAAAGTTTTTTGTACAAAAGTAGACGTATTTTCTTTCTCTCTAGCAATTACTGTAACTGTTTGTGCGCTATTTGAGTCATATTCTATTGCCCCATCTGCATCTATTGTGTATGTAAGAACCCCGTTAGAGTCTATTGAATATGCGCCTAAAGGAGGACTTTCGTCACCCGAAACGTATACTCCCGTACCAGTGCCGGTACCGTCAAATCCACTAGTAAATTCTACGTTATACTCAGGGTCTCTAAAATTAATCGAAGTTACTTGTATAGTTATTTCTGAAGGTATATTTGTTTGTAGATTCTCTGCATCATAAGTTAAAAATGCAGTATCTGTATCTATAAAAAGTGCTCTTCTTGAAAGACCTGGGTCTATAGTTAAAAAATTCTCTACATTTGCTACTATACCGTCTCCGGAAGATGAGCCGAAAATACGAGCGAATATAGCATCGCTAGCATAATCAGGTCTATATAGTGTTCTATAGGCTGTAATACCTGATATGTCTGATGTAAAGCTAGTATCGAGAATCACTTTAGTATTGGATACTATAGCAATTACAGTTGCACTTAAGCCGGGAGCACTAGGATTATTGCTATCGCTTAAATTAATAGTGTCTCTTAAAGCAAGCTCTGTGGTAAAACTCGTGCCACTACCTGTTAGTGTATTGCTCCCCGCAAGCACCGAAACGGTTCCTGTTATACTTTGAAAAGAGTCGGAAACTAAAGCAGAGCCGTCTCCTACGTCTCTCCAAAAAGGGGTAGTAAGAGTAGTGGTGTCGTACTGAACTAGTTTTATTGCGGAGTCATTATAATCTAAAAGAGCATAGTAGTCTTCAGCACCTATTCCCGCTAAACTTAAAGAAGAAGAAGTTAGCTCTGCAGGAAAAAACGAGTCTCCTACAGAAGCAATAGCTGTAGGAATAATCTCAAAACTATAACTTTGTGCACCTGGATCTCCAGTAATTACTGCTGTAGAATTAGAGATTGCGCCTTTTGGAATTCCTAAAGGCATTCTTGTAATATTGTCTTCGTAAGGATCTTCTACTACATAATTTAAAGAAATATACTTAGACTTATTTCCTTTTGTAGAAACCCCTCTTACTTTAAAATTATACACATCATTCGCTAGTTCTGTAAAACTATACGAAGTAGTTGTAGTAGACAAAGGATTTGGTAATCCTGGCACATTGTGAAGAAGTTCATACCCTGCCAAATAATCAAAATTTTCTATTTTATCCCAACGTACGGTTAACTCTTCTCCCGGACGTTTAGAGTCTGTATTTAAAACTACATAAATATTTCTAGGTGCAGGAACGACCTCTGGCTCTCGTTCTGGGTAAATACTATTAGGAAGCTGCCCTAGTTCATAATCTGTATCTACCGCATCGAACTTGCTAGCAAAGTGCTCTACTGCTGAAATACTAAACTCTGTTTCAGAGTCTTTTGATATAGACAATATTTTATATTCTTTTGCAGAGCCAAGAACATTTAAGCCTTGAGAAGTTTCTCGCAGAGCCCATATAGTGTCGCTACTGACAGGGGAGTCTAGAGTAGTAGATATAGTATTTGTAACACTTGAGAGCACTCCTGCATCAAAAGACTTTGTTTGAACATAAGTATACTCTTGCCAAGTTATTTCTATAGGTTGAGTTTCTGCAGCGTCAAAAAAAGCGTTAGAAGCTCTTGCCTCTGTATCTAAAGCAACAAGCTGGCCGTTAACATATGCCTCTTCAATACGCTCTCCTCTTGTATAAGTTGTCTCATCGTATCCAGCATAAAAAGCGGCAGAGTCTGTTACTAGAGTGCTTAACTCATAAGAAGACTCAGCATTAAAATTAACCTCTCTATCAAGTCTTAGAGTCCCTGGAGTATAAGAAGCTACTCTGCCGCTGTAAGAAACTGCGTACCTATCGGCATCTTGAATATTAATAATATCCCCAGGGCGCAAATACATGCCCGCCAGAGCAGTTTTGAAAGATACCACCTCAGTTTGCTTTAATGCGGTAAATAGCTTCCATCGGCCATAGCGAATTGCCTGACCTTCAGAAGTTGCTCCAAACGCAACTGCGTTTTCAGAAATTATTTTGCCTTTACGAACAATATCTTCTCTGTCTTCTACAATAAGAGGTGAAGGCTCATAATTAATTGTAGGGTCGTTCCAAGTAACTACAATTTGATTTGGACGAGTTTTTGTACCTGTAGATTCATAGGAAAATTGTCCTCCTATAACATTACCTTTTGTGAAGGTATACACAGGGTCAGCGGGAGTATCTTGAATTACTGTTATCTTTCCGTCAAGCCAATAAAGCATTCCTGTAAATAAACTAGCCATGTCTTTCAAAATTTTATAGACATCAGTAGCTTTTGTTAAATACAGGTTAGCACGAAAACGCGGTTCTGTGCCTCCCTTTCCGTCAGGAACTAAATCATCACAATATTTTGCAATTCTATATAAAGCATACTTATCAATATCCGACTCGCTGATATACTGTCCTGCTCCATACCTATTATTGGTTACAATATCATAAAATATCCAAGCAGGATTATCTGTATAAAAAAGCTCTTCCTTAAAGTTACCTCCCCAGAATCCTTCGTACTTTGCAACTCCTGTGTCCGAATACTCGCGAGGTGTATAAGTATCTGGTATACGAACCTTTAAGCCTTCCATAAGATAGCTGCGTTTTGGCACGCCATTAAACTTTTTAGAAGAAAAAGTTACAGAAGCAATAGAAGAGTAAGGGTACCTAAACTTGTCTTTAATAACACTGCTTACAGCAGATATCTGTGCTTGAGCAGAAAGCTGCCACTTGTTTTTATTTGTTCGACCTCCTGCTGTTCCATCAGATGTAACAGGCAACCCTACATGTCTTGTTATTCTTGCTATGCGTATTTCGAAGTTTTCGAAGGGCCTAAACTGATCTAAGGAAATAATATGATCAAAAGATACAGGAGCATTCGTATTTCCATAATGGACTATATACTTTCCATAGTTTGCAAAACAATTTGTACCCGAGTCCCAAGAAACTTCCTGCTTTTGATCGTCTGTAAATATTTTTACTTCATAATATGCATAAGCAGCTTCTTTTTCGCCTCTTTCAAGATTAATTGTTTGCAAAGAAGGGTATTGAACGGTAAATCGAAGTTCATCTGCTTGAGCGACAAGCGAAGCAGTATCTAGCCCAAAAGCTGAGCTAGGTATTATAGTTACGTCTTCAGCTCCATTAGTATTGGAATTTTGACCCTCTGGATACCCTGCAGAATCAAGAAGAGTAATTCCTTGGGTTGTCGCAGTATCGCTTTGTAGCTGCTTTAATTCTACTAAATTTAAGTCTTGCAGCTCCCCTGTTCTGCTTACAGCGCCTCCTACACCATTTACTTCAGGCAGAGCATTCTGATATAGGCTTCCGTCTACAAAGTTGACTTTTAAATTATCTACTTTGTTGAAAGAGTCTAGTTCTGGGTAGCCAAAGAAAGTAGGAGCCTCAATAGTAGATTCATTTCTAAGTTTAAAACTATAAGTACCCGCTGCAGGCGCGGCAAATTGTACTGTAATACTGTTTTCACTTACACTCTCTACGTAAAATCCTTTTCGAATAGAAAGAGTATATGTTTTTGAGGAGTCAAAGCCTGAGTCGTTCAAGTCTCCATAGTACTTAAAAGTACCTGTCGTACTACTAGTCCGAACAAAAGTTCCATAAAGCTCTACTCCCTCTGTGAAAAGAATAGCAGATTGGTTAGTACTTATAGTGTCCCATGCCGTAGTAAAATTACTGCCTCCTGAAAGCTGCAATAGAGTAACTGCAGGAGTGCTGAGATTATCATCTATAGCCGCAGTTATTCCTGTTGCTTTATAGTAATCTTCAAGCTGAAGAACTCTATTCTGAGGGTCAGAAAGTGTAGGAAGATCTACATTCGATACTGTTCCTGTAGTGCTACTTCCTGTAAAGACGATAGTGGGAGGAAGTCCTGTTGCTGCATCAGTACTATACACACCTTCGAATTCTGCGTCAACAACAGGAGAATCATTTAAGTATACTCCCGCCTCTTCCTTTACAAGACCTTTTACGGGTCCTTCGCACAGAAGATCAGTAACATTTATTATTTGCTCTGTATCACCCCTTTGTCTCTGAGAATCAGGAAAAATAGTTACAGGGATAGTGTTAACGTTTTCAAAAGGTCCAGACATTTATTTATTCCTTTATAATACTAATTAAAATTTATAGAAGTTCTTTGGGTTTGAGCCGTTGCTAGAGAAACTTGAGACGGAGGCACAGCAGCAGAATCTTGTCCTGTAGGAGTAGGAGTTTCAGCATCAGTGCCTAAGCTTATGAAAGCTTGCCTCTCATTTTTTATTTGCGAACTGATGGGCCTTCCAGGTATACGTAGCCTGCCATATAAAATAGGTACAGGGTCTCCTTCTAAGGCTTCTTGCCCTGTTCCTTGGAATAAGTAACTCTCGTCTTGATCATTATCTACGGAAGGATCTGGTGCCATAACTTGTTGAAGACCTGTTATTGCTAAGTTTACTGCTAAGCTGGCCACCAGGAGTCCTGCAGTGCTGCCAAGAGCAACGCCGGCTGCAGCACTGAATGCGGTCATACTCGTATAAGCTGCTCCAAACTGCGCCAGAGAGCCTGCATACATTGCTGCGCCTATACCAGGTAGCATCAGCGCTAAAGCTACCCCCGCAAGTATCATTGCGCCTCCACTTTTCGAGCCGACAGGAACTGCAGAAATAGTCATCGTGCCTTCGGGGTACTCTAGCAGTAATTCTCTTTCTTGTTTTATAGAGCTTCCTGCAACCTCGCAGATAAATCCAATACCATTTTTTTCAGACTCAATTAAGTACTTTCGAAAATCAGGAAAGTTTAAGTCTAAACACTTTACTACATCACCAAAAGACTTTGCATTAATACTAAACTCTTTACCAAATTTATCTGCTATTTCGCCTTCAAGTATTACTTTGCGTTTCATGTCTATATATTCCTATTAAGTGCTGCCCCCATAAAGGGTACAATGATTCTCTACAAGAAAGTCTATTTACTGCATGGTGAAAGAAAATATCGTTTCCTAAATATACACCACAGTGAGTTCCTACAGTCGCTCCAATATTAAAAATAAGAAGATCATTTCGCTGAGCTTTTTCTACTTTTTGAAAGCCCCAGGTAGAGATAATATCTTCTGTAAAATAATCTAAGTCTTTTTCCCACCAGTCGTCTTCAAATAGGCCTCTTCGTGGAATCTCTATACCTTCTGACAGTAGCCAGTCTCTCATCGCCTCGAAACAATCTTGTACACCAAACTCATACTCTCGACCAATTAAAGGATACGCTCTTTTCAAGGGCTCTACTATATTTAACTCCATATCAGGATAGGAAAAAATCCAGTAAGGAACTCCAAGAGCATTACAAGACTTTATATCATAGTCTGAAGGTTCGTTTGATGTATAAGGATGGCTGTGTACTATTGCGAAAATATCTGCTTGTTTTCTTATCTCTAACCAATCTGTAGACGACATTACAAAGTTTTCTTCATCTGTTGCTACATTTTCGCAAGGAAACCATTTTCTCTTTCCTTTTACAATTCCTATTATTCCGCAACCTTCTCTTGGAAGCTCTCTCTCAAAGTGCTCTTTTATTTCTTCAATCACTTGAATGTTCTAGTTCCTGGGAACCCTCCAAATGGTAGTTCTTTTGTAGTATCTCCGTTTTGAAATCTAACCTTGCACGACGATATAAGTTTACCACATACATCTAATCGTTTCCAATATGAAGGATGTATAAGAGGGGACTTGCCCACAGGCACAGTACGAACAGCTTCCCAAATTATTTTATGCCCGTTTTCCTCAGTAAGTACTTTGTTTCCAGCAGCATAACTACTCTCAGAGTCATACGCGAGAGGAGCAGTTATAAGATTGTCGTTCTTATCGTAAAATCTGTCTCTGCTGTCTAGAGGCCAAGTACACCCTCCATTCTTGTTTTTATGGTGCCCTTGGTACTCCCAGGGACAATATCTTCCATTTATTTGTCGAAAAGGAAGAGTAACTCCTTCAAGGTCAAATACGTTAGCGAGTTCAAAGTCTACTATTAAAGAATTTTCAGAAGCGACCCTATCTATTATGTATGTTTGTGAAGGAAATTCTATAGGTAAAGAAGCAGCATCTCCGCTTTCTTTTAAATGAGATTCTAAGGTGCAGCGATAAACTACTCTTGTACCTAAAAAGTCTTCATTTTTGTAAATTCCTTCGTCAGACAAGACCAACTCTGTCTCTTCTCTTGCAATGTCTTGAAGAGTAGTCTCATTTGATTCTATGCTTCTCGTCAAAGATGGAATATTTGCTATGCTTAACGTGGGTCTATTTGCAGCGCCAGAAGAAGACACGCTAATTCCTTTCAATTCTAAAGGAATAGCAACATACTCGTTAAGAGCGCTTCCGTCTTTAGTCGGAAAGAAAACAGAGTTCAGTCCGCTCTGTAGCCCTTTAAATAAATACACTACTGTAGTAGAAGGCAAAGTGAACTCGAAAAGCTCCACAATAGCATCATCTATTTCTTGGTCCTGTACTACATCAATTAAGTCTGTCATTGTGGTTCATATACCCTTCTTAAAGTTGTGGCTAAGCTATAAATTTCTTCATACTGATAAGTTATTTCATACTGCTCTGACGTTACTTGTATTGTTTCATTCCCGTTTAGACTATCAACAATCATTGAAAAGTTCAATCCTGCTTTTGAGTCGAGGTAAGCAGCTATTAGGTTTATTTCTTCAGCGGGTCGATTTTTAAAAGATATAGAGAAAGTATCTTCTTTAGTATTAATACCGTCTCGCACTCTTTGTTCATACCCGTCTCCAAACTTTGAAGTTAATACACGATGAGCTACTCGTCTCTGCAGCCCTCTGTCTGCTGTTATTTCTCTATTAGCGTTGGTGCCATTGGACTCACCTTTTAAGGCATCTATTTCGAGCCCTGTAATTGTAAAGCTATACTGTGCTGTCATTATGACACTCCATACGGATTAAGTATTCCGCCCGAACGTTTTTGATTTTGTAGTTCTTGTTGAACTGCTCTTGCAATTGCTGAGCCGAGGTTTCCTGCGTCTGCACTTGATTGAGACTCAGTTGATGTTTGAGCATTTCCTTGATTGTCTACTGAAACATTTACAACAACATTATTATTTTGTCCGGCACCTTTCATATCTACAGGAATTGATTTTCCGTTGGGAAGCGGTACGATAGCTTCATTGTGCTTCCCTTCTCCTACTAGACCTAGAGTGGGTTTAGTTACCATGCCTCCATCTGCAAATGCTCTGAAACCGCCCGAAGCATAGCCTCCTTTTGCAAAAAATAAGCTGAGCAATCCTCCAACCCCTCCGCTAAGACCCCCAAACA